CATTTACACACATACCGGCGGCAATATGCTCGTGGTTCTCCGCAATTTTACCTGTACGAGTGCGAACGGCGAGGGCGCGTTCTGTATGGGATATGGCCTCACCGTCCTTGAAAACGTGGTGTTTGATGGAACCGCGTCAGCCAACGGGCACGTGTACGCTCGCTCTGGAAAGATAAGACTCAAAGACTGCGAGTTCAGCGGCGCAGGAGTGTGCGTTAGTTCGTATGGCCTCTATGGGGGCTCCGTGGATATTGACAGCTGCTACTTCCATCCGAGCAGCGGGAGCAACAAGATTATTGTGACCACCGGAAATATAGCCGGGGAGAGCAATCGTATCGTCAACTCCATCTTCGACGGAGGCGGGAGCAATCAGGGCATCGTTGACGAAGGAGGATATTGTACGGCCATCTGGGACGTTCAAAATAATACCTTCTACGACTGCGTTGACGGGTTCAAGGGACTCTACGAGAACTGGGACCGGATACAGAACAACATCTTCCACACATGCACCGACGGCTTCCATCTCACGACGGTGGCGGGGCTGCATGACCGGGTGGCTTCGGAGAGGTTCGTCTACGACTACAACGCCTATTACAACTGCACGAACGTCTGGAATCTGGACTCGGCGGCCAAGTCGCTCGCGCAGGTGCAGGCGCTCGGATACGAGACGAACGGCGTGGTGCCGGGCGCAGACATCCTCCCAAGCGCGGGGAGCGACGACTTCACGCCGACGAGCGCGGCATTCTTTGGGGTCAGTTGCGGTCTGACCGTGGATTACACCGGGGATGCGCGGAACGCCTTCAAGACGAGCGTTGGCGCGATCCGGCACGGCGACGAGTCTGCATTCCCGGATTTCCCGGCTGTGGGAAACGTACTAACGGCGGATACGGTTGATGGCGTGGCCGGAGCGTGGACGAAAGGCGACAAGGCGTACATGCTCACCAGCCACGATTTCGGCGTGGGCGGGACATCGGAAGTGGCGGAATATACGTGTCCATCTGGCGTACTGCCAGATCCCCCCGATCTCGCCGTAGTGGATCGAGAAGATGGTACGGGCGCGGACGCTGCAGTCAGCAACTCTGATGCCGGCACCACGAATCGGGTTTATACGGGCGATGGGGTGACAGGATGGACGCTGCGGGGCAATGTAGTCGGGGACGGCAGCGTAGCGCTCAATCTCAGCGTTGGCAGCTACTGGGCTAAAGTTGAGAGTACCAGTGCGGGTGGGACGGTTTGCGGTGACGTCGTCCCGTTCACTGTGACCAGCGGCAACCCGACGGGCCAGTACCGGGTGCTACAAATCCTACGGCCGCCGGGGGCGAAGCACAAGGTACTTCGTATGGAGAAAATCGAGCAGCCGATAGTGCCAAAATGATAACGATCAGATCAAAAACATGGTTGGATGCCCGCGGCGTGCGCAAGGCGGTACGGCAGGCATCTATCGTGCCGCTGGACCGGTGTGCGATGCTGGTGGAGCGTGCCGCAAAGATGTCCATGCGCGCTGGCGGGGGCGCTGCGCGTACTCCCAGTCCGCCAGGGACGCCACCAAACGTACAGACTGGTAATCTGCGGAGCAGCATAACGTGGGGGCGCACGCCGCACACGCGCGTCGTGGGGCCGACACGGCAAGCGTGGTACGGTAGGATACACGAGCAGCCGGGCAGTAGTGCCCGGTCTCGGGAGTTTGGGGGCCGCAACTACCCGAAACGTGCATTCATGCTTCCCGCACTGCTGCGTACGAGGCGTATGTTCGCATCACTGTTTCGGATGCTGCCGCTGGGGGCTACGCCAGAAGGCCAGAAGATGAACCGGCGAAAGGGGCCGCGATGATACGTAAGGCCATCTTCGATGTGCTAAACGCGGACCATAACGTAACCGGGAAGCTGGCTACGTACCGCAGTATCCCGGCGCTGTTCACGCTGCGCGTGATACCGAAGGACTCCGGGTACCCGGCGTGCATTATCGACAAGCCCGTTGGTGCCAGCCCTTTCGGTACCCGCAGTTCCAGAGGCGGGGAATTCCTTTGCAGCGTGCGCGTGTACGATAATAAGAAGCAGAGCAGCGTTGCCCTCGCGGCTGCGGCCCAGGCAGTCTGGGAGTCGATCAACCGCGCAGCGCTGATAGTGACTGGTTACACAGAGTATGGTTGCTGGGCCGACCCACCCGTTGGTGTTGATGACGAGGAGGGTTTCCCCGGCTACCTGGTGCAGGTGAGAGTTCAAATTCTGGAGAATTAGGAAAGGAGGTGAAACATGAGCGTAGGTTATGAGTGTGTGCTGACCGCGGGTCTGCAGACCGTCGGCAAAGCACGAGACGTTACCGGCCCGACCGGAACGGCCACAGAGGTGGACGTAACGGTGCGGGACTCCGGCGGCTGGAAAGAGTTCGAGCAGGGGCTGAAGGAATACGGCATCACCATCGACCAGCTGTGGGTGCCGACCGATGCCGCACTGCAGGCGCTCGAGAGCGCGTACTTCAGCGGGTCACAGATAGCGTGGCAGGCCGTGGATGCGAACGGCTACGGCTACAGCGGAAACGCTATCGTGGTGGGCATCGACTTCGGGCAGCCACTGGACGACGCGGTGGTAATGCCTGTGACCCTGAAGGGCACCGGAGCGATGTCAACCGTTGAGGGCAGCTAACGGAGAACAGTGGCGGGATAGCCGGGCCAGCCGCAAGAGGACGGCGGCCTGGTATCCCCCATCGGCCAATACAGGAGGGGGACCGACATGAGGGAGTTCAAGGATTCAGAAGGTAGGATTTGGAGGCCACGGATCACTGGCGCAGTGATCATCAGGTTCGAGATGTCGAGTAGCATCAACCTGCTTGAGGCGTTGCACGAGCAGGTCAAGGACATGGCGCTGGATGATATCATCCGTACGAACGAGGAAGGCAAGCAGGTTGCCAACATCAAAGCAATCCTGCAGCTGCTTACCGGTATCCTCGGGGGCCGCGTTAGCAACCTCATCCGGCTGGCGTACGTCTCGTGCATCACGCACGCCGAGAAGGAACAGCGGATGACGTTCGAGGAGTTCGCAGGAGCGCTGGATGCGGATACGTTGGGTGACGCAGCCACCGCCGTGGGCGGTGCGCTTTCGGATTTTTTCCAGAGCCTGAGCGGCCAGATGAAAATCTCGTCACCGGCGGTCCAGCCGGCAGAACCAGACCTTGGGGATGGCGAGACATCCACGAAGTCGCCGCCGTCGCAGGAGTAGAACCGTGGGACTACACGCTTCGGGAATTGACATGGCGTGCCAAGGCCGTACAGATGGAGGAGTGGGACCGCATTGCGTGGCTTTGTATGCACATGCCGCGGTTCAGCAAGAAGCGTGTCAAGCTGGAAGACTTCCACCCGTTCCGCGGGAAGCAGGCCAAGCAGTTCGACTTCCAGAAGTGGCGGCAGTGGCGAAAGAAGGTGAAGAATATTCTCCCGGCTACGCTGACGGAGGATGAGATAGCAGCCAAATGGGAGATTGCGAAGGAGAAGCTGGATGCCAGCAGGCGGCAGTAGCGTAAAAGCAGGCGGTGCGTGGGTTGAAATCGGTGGGCGCGATGTTGCGCTGGGCCGTACTCTGGATGCGGCACGCGGAAAGCTCAACACCTTCGCTGCCGGGGCACAGCGCATCGGTCGGCAATTTCTCGGTCTTGGGCTAAAATTGGGTGCACCGTTTGCTGGGGGCTTGAAGCTTGCCGGAGACTTTTCTGACCAGATGGCAATGGTTGCTACGATGCTCAGCGGTAAGGATATGAAATTGCTGCCCGGTATGGGGAAGGAAGTTAAGCGTCTATCAGAAGAGTACGGGGAAGGAACCGCAACAATTACTCGCGGACTTTATGATTTGCTCTCCGCTCAAATTCCAGCCAATGACGCAATGGTTATTCTTGAGACCACCATGAAAGCCGCGATTGGTGGAATGACGGATACAGCAGTAGCAGCGGATGCACTCACTACCATCATCAACAGTTATCAGCTCGCTGGTAAGGATGCGGCAGATGTCTCTGATTTATTGTTTGCAACAATCAATAGAGGTAAGACAACGTTTGCAGAGCTTGGACCCCAGATAGGTAGAGTTGCATCTTTCGCATATGGCAGTGGATTGAGTCTTGAAGAATTCGGTGCAGCTCTGGCAACTGTAACCAGAAATACTGGACAGACAGATCTTGCGACGACTGGTCTTCGAGCGATCATGAGCACCTTCCGGAATCCGACAAGTGAGGGGGCTGAGATAGCTAAACAATTTGGATTTGAACTCAACACTGTAACCTTGCGGTCAGAGGGGCTGTTGGGTGTCCTCCAGAAGCTGCAGCGTCGCGGCATCAGCCCCGAGCAGCTTTCTAAGATATTCCCGAATGTTAGAGCGATAGCTGCCATATCCCCAATGCTTGAAGACCTCGCAGGCTTCACCGAAGATATACAGATCATGACTAACCGCGCGGGTATGGCGCAGGAAGCTTACGCCAAGATGTCCAAGACTCTCGGTAGAGAATTGAAGAGGTTGTGGCAGAGTGTGAAGTTAACATTTCTCGAAATCGGGATTGCTGTCGGGACGGCAGCTACCGGCGGGCTGAAACGTATCCGCGCCTTCTTATCTTCCGCCCGCAAGTGGATACAGAACAATCAACAAGTCGTGGTCGGCATCGGAAAGATTGCTCTCACATTGATTAAGGTGGGTGCAATACTGCTGGTTGTCGCTAAAGCTGCGGCCCTCTTGGCTTTCATCATGTCCCCGATGGGAGTGTTCGCAGTAATTTTGCTGGGCGTTGCCCTGATCCTGGAAGCGTTCGGTGTCATAGATACCGGCATCGGCGACTTGGTGGGTGGCTTCAGGATCGGCGGAAAGAAAATATCTACGTGGATGGCTATAACCTTTATCCTCATCAAGGATACGTGGGAGGATGCTAAAGGAGCGGTCCTGAATAGTATCGACCGCCTTATCTACGGCTTTATTGTAGCTAAAGAAAACATCTACCAGTCGTGGCTGTGGGTTGGTAAGCAGATGCGGAGCATCATCGTTGACTCACTGGTGTTCATCCTTGATAAGATTAACTGGTGGATAGGCAAGATCAATGTACTAGCAGAGAAACTTGGTCTGGAAGGTTTTGGGGAGATCGACCTCAGCAAGTTCGACAAGGCAGCTAGCTATTATGCAGGCCGCATGAAGGAGAGTGACAAGCGTGTTGCGGCTGCCCGGCTCAATATGGAAGATAAAATATTCGACCGCGCTGAGAAACGTGATGAGGAACGTTTGGCAGCGGACAAGAAACTGCGTGATGCGTTCGCAGAGGATGCGGACGAAGATGCAAAGAAGGCTGCTGCCGATAAGGCTGCTGAGGCCGCATTTGGGAAGGGTAAGGTTCCCGAAATCGTAGCTGAAGTTGTGAGTGGCGCAGGCGGTATGGGCGTTCCGGCTTCTGCGGGCGTAATGGGTGGCATTGCTGGAACGTTTTCTGGTGCAATCGCTGGTCAGATGACAGATCCCGCTAGGGTTGGTGAGGCGCAGCTTGCCACTCAGAAGGAAATGTCTAGCACTCTCGACAAAATTGAGAAGAACACACGCAGTGGGGCAGCATTCAGTTAAGGGGTGAACTATGGCAGTGGTACCGGTAGAACTCTACGCGAAGTCTGCTCAGGCCAGTGGTGGTGCTGGACAGATTGAAAGGCACTATAAAATTCCTGGTGTTCCCGATCCAGTAGATGCCCTTGACTACGGCCCAGCGTTTGGGGAGCAGTATCCTGGTCGGGAAAGCCTGGTTGTCTTGGGGAAATCTGCAGAACCAATGGACGAGAGTATGTGCGAATTGACGGTTACGTACGGGGTACCCAGCCGGAGTGGTGGTGCGCAGGATTCTTGGGAGCTGGACATGACTGCCGGCACCGAGCGGATCACACAGGTCAAGAAGGAAGACCATCAGACACACTATGATTACACCGGGCTCCGCCCACCCGGTGCCACTCTCACTGTTGGGACGGCTATAGGTCTCAATGGGGATGATGTTGACGGTGTGGATATCTACACACCCAAGGGATCTCTCAGCATCACGGAGTGGAAATCTTCCAGTGAGATTACGGATGATTACCAACGTCTACTGATGGACAAGGCTGGGACGATGAACGAGAGTACCTTCGGGCCATGGATTGCGAAGGAGGCTTTATTCATCGGTGCAGTCATCAGCAACACGGAGGGTGAGCGAGTTCGGGTCACCTTCAAGTTTCTCATCTCCAGGAAGCAGACGGGTATTAAGTTTGACGTGTTTAAGGCTACTGGTGCAAACAAAACTGAGATCAGTGTGGACAAGGAAGGTTGGGATTACTTGTGGACCCGCACTGCTAAGCGCCTAGAGCGGGAAAGTTCTCTCCCAGAGGCACGGAGTAGAACGGTCACTGGAATTCTTGATGTCCACGTCGCGCAGGTGTACGACACATCTGATTTTAGTCTCCTCGGGGTTAGGGGTACTAGCGGGTGGAGCCATAGAGACTAATGGTTGAGATTCCCCCAGATGTTCAAATAGGCGATCCCATTCGTGCCGAAGATTGGAACCGACACAATGAAGCACTCCACATCACCACGTCTATCGCTACGAGCAGAGGGATCAGGGCGGTAGTTTCTCCGATTGGTGTAGTGCTCTCTAATTCTGATTCCATCATTGCGCAGTTCCAGGAACCATCTATCATCGCGAAGGCGGCTAACTACGGTACGGAGACGCTCAGAGTATTCGAGCCTGCCGGAGTTCGGGGGCAAGTTGTCTGGAAAGGCGGCGAAGATGAACGCCAGTATCATAGAGTGCTCAATATTGCAGCGCCTGATGAGGTACATCAGGGCCAATTTGTAGTGTGCGTTGACGAGATCCCACGAGATGCCGAAGGACGGGTGTGGGTCTCCGGTATATGCCCTGTATGGCTGGCACGCGATTACAAGGTGGCCCAGCAGTGGGCTAATATCTCAACACCTACAGCGGCGGGTGCGAGGCATGAACATGTGTTTGCAGATGTATATGGATGTGGCCAAATCCTCTGGGAGGAAGACATCGCAGATGAGGCCATCCGACATCTTGCCGTCATCCGCATTGGCCGCCGGCCGATTACGTGGATCCCAATCAAGAACAATGCGGGTGCAAAGATACCAGCGTTCAGTTTCGTCGAAGCAGACGGTAGTGATGAAGATGACATCCTGAAGATCAAGAAACCAAGCGATGACAGCTTGACCAGCTCAATACTGCTCACTGGGGCGACGGAGATTCAGAGTGGTGAGGTCGGTTTCGCCTGTGGAGCGTTCCCTCTCTGGGTGGACTACGCCGGGGCAGCTCCCAGCGTAGGAGATGAGCGAGGAACGGCGAACGGCTCCTGGGAGTTGACGGCGGATAAAACTGGCTTTGAAGTTCTGGCTGTGAATACGACCGATGGCGTTGCCCTTGTTCAGAGGGTTGCTGGCGGCGCTGCTGTGTGGGGGTAGGTTGATGGTGTGGGTTGAACTCCCTGTTGATATAGGTGACGCAGCGCTCGCCGCGCAGATGGACGAAATACGCCTCGCTCTCCTTGAGCGGGAGCTGGTATTCGACGCCGCTGCTGTAGTCCTGCCGGACGTAGATCCAGGAGATCCTATCAGCGCTGCTCAAATGAATTCGTACCGCGTCCAGATTGAGCTTTTGCGGTCCAAGTATGGGAGAGACGACGATGTGCGGGGGCGGCTTTGGACTAACTGGACGAAGGCGGAACTCTTCACCCACGTCCTCGGGCATCCAGAGTGGACCAATCTCCCAGCACGTGCTCCGGGCGGCCCAACATATGCTGCTGTACTCCCCGTAGGAACGCCCCTGTACGTTGAGCACGTCAACGAGGCGCGGTTGCTGCTCCGGGAGTTGAAATGGGCGCGGTTTCAGCAAGTTACGACAAGAGGACTGCTGAAATCAGGCTCAAGCGTTCTGGACCCGTGGGAGGCAAAACGTGCTGCTGCCTACGCAGCAGCGATAGCAGATGTTACAGTGACAGGATTGGCGCGCGGTTTGGGGAATAGCGGGATATACTTTGACGGAATAAACACTATCAC